CTAGCTTATCGAGGATTTCTCCGCTGACATATGGATTTTTAACTTGAACAATTTTATCGGAAGGGACTCCATATTTTTCCCAAACCAATTTCTTATCAGAAAAATTTAATGGACTTGTTATAGGAACAACTTTATCGCTGGTTGAGATATATACGTTTTCTTTACCGAACTTGTTCACCAACCACTGATAGGTCTTGAAGTGGTGCGGGCCGGGTGGCTGAAATCGGCCTGGATAAATAGCGATGATACGATGTCCAACCTGTTCTAAGTAAACCGCCTCAATAAGTTCAGAAATAAAGTCCATGTTTATAAATAGTTACTTGGAGTCAACAACTGGGGTTGTTTCGTCTTTCATAAACTTGATGAAGTTGTCAACTGATTGAATTGCCCCTTCAATCATAATGATGCGATTACGAGCTTCTTGTTGTTGAGCGAGATACGACTCTCTTACTTTTTGTAACTCTTGTAGTGTGATTTCTTTCATTTGTTATATATACAACTTGATGGCTGATTTTAATCAAAATTTTGTTTTTATTACACACGCATATCCAATTGGATAGCATCTCCAGCTGTAATGATAATTGAACCATCTCGAATACATAGGGTATTCCAAGGTTCGCCTTGATGATTTTCTCCGGTGAAATCTGTGACGCTTCCCGAAGTTCCGTCGCAGTAAGTCCACGACATGATAATAGTTCCAACAATATCACGATCCAATTCATACATGTGGCAAGAAGGCCCGGGTGTAGGAGTAGGCGTGGGAGTAGGCGTATCGGTGGCTGGGAGTGGCGTTGGCGTTGGTGTGGGGGTTGATGTCGGTGGAACAAAACCGGACGATCTAAAAAGGTATATTAAATCTGTTCCGGCTGTTTTATAATTTGTGTTATACGTAATTTGATATCCACCCGTGCTTGCTTCAAAATAATTAGAAATATCAATGCTGGAAATTCTTATTCCAACATCCGCTCTTTAGTTCCGGTTCTGGTGGCAAAAATAGAAGATAAAGCCGTAGAGCTACTAGCAATTAACTGATTTGAAGACGATAGAGATTCTACCGAAGCAGTAAGAATCTGTAGGGATGCTGTGAAGAAATTGAACAACCCAACGTTCACTGTATATGGAAGATTTACCCAAGCTGTAACTCCATCACCATACTTTACTCTTAGAAAATCTGTTTCAATTCCCTGTTCTCCAATTTTAAGTATTGGGTTTGCTGTTACCCACTGTGCTGCTGTTCCACGACGGACTTGAATTGTTTGAGACATTATGGGGTTCCTCCATCAATGAGAACATCGCCGACGACGGTTCCGACGATTTGCTCGGTAAAACCACTTGGATCAGTATGAAGATACGTTTTCATTGGTAAACAACATGGATAACTTAACGAATCGTAAATTTCTCCAACTAATTCAATTTTTTCATTTTGAAGTAGTGGTGTGTATGGAATTTCAACCGTAAATGAGTCTAATGCGTATTCGTTATCCATGTATGGTTTCAAAGAAACGTTAGCTATAGCAATCGTGTTTATATTTTTTGGAACAATGACGATGGTTCCAAACATTGTTCTAGTAGCTTTAAATTTATTATTGTAAGTTCCAGAATATGTGGTAGCGGTGGTATTGTCTAAGATACCCAACAAAAACTTCTCAGTCGTTCCCTTTGTTGATGTGGTAATGAAATAAGCAATTAATTGATACTCCGACGTTGATGGCTTGCAATTTGTCCAATCAACCGAAAATTCATAGGTTGTATTTTTTAAGACCTTTATCGAATTGCTGTTCAAAGAACCCCCGTTATTGACAACCTCTATCGAACTTGTATATGGAACCAGTAATGGATTATTAACAGAACAACTATAATAAGTTGAAGGGTCAACAGCGAAATTTGTAAATAGTTGGGAATTTGTATACCAAGCTGAACCGGTTTGATACGTTGTTTGGATATAGGTTGAGCTTCTTCCAACCTCACCGCTATTTTCTTTGAAAATCAAATATGATGCTTCGCTTTCATTTGAAATACCGGATGTATTTAAAGTAATAGAGTCAATTAAGATGGATGGTGTGTGTGTAAAAGTTAAACCTGATGAAGCTAACCAATACGTTTGAGAGTGAACCGCTGAGAAAAATTTTCCACCGTTCTGAAAATCGTAGTTGGAGTCTGAAGTCATCAAAAGTTCATTTGGTTCCACATTACCAAAAGCAATACAAGTGGGAGTCTCGGATGTGTTGTAACTTTTCTTGAAAATGCGATACGTCGAGGGCTGAGAAGTAAACGAAAGATTGTTGAACGACAAAATAATAATCGAACATAGTTTCGGAGAACTAATCAAATTTGCTGTTTCTATGCGTGCTGAGTGAACGATTTCAAACGTTCCGTTTGATACATTAGTTACTGTATAACGTTCGATATTTTCAAAATAGGGAGAATCTTCATCCTTTATTCCCGTCTTTAAAGAAACGTTGGAAACGACTAGAGGCCTATCCAATTTTAAAACATCGGAGGTTAAGACCTCTTTAACTTTGGCTACAAAATCGGTGTTTGTCGTTCCGTCAAAAATTTGAGGCTTTCCGTCCGGGTCAGTATACGACAAAGAACTTAGACTTAATTTTGAGAGTCGAATCACAGAACCGACCATCGATGAAGAAAATTCTGTTCCCGATTTACGGAATACTGAATATACAGGCTGTTCAAAGCTATCGGTTATTCTTGAACCGTGTGCCGGGATGGTTGCAGTTGAATAAAAGCTTCCAGAGTCAAGACGATTTCCGCACAGCGGACGGTGCATCGTCGCATGTATTTTACCCGCTGCTGTTAGTTCAGGAGGGTTAAAAAAGCTGTTGGGAGATTGGTTTGTGACTAATTTTGCCATAGTATATACTACTATGGTATAAATATCGTCTACTTTGAGTTATCTATTCTGGAGAACCCATTCTCCTTGGTTATCTATATCAATACTCTTTTAATTCTCCAGACTTTTCATTATACCGCAAAAATTTGCATTTTAACAAAAATTTTATATTGTCCATTCGTTTCACATCTTTTTGTCTCAACTCATTTCTTACATAATGTCTGGGTTCATCGTATTCTACCACAATATTTTTTGTTGGCTCGTAGTAATCAAGCGAATATCCAAACTCTGTCAAGACATGTTGAATTCCATTTTTTCCATAAAAAATTCCATTCCAACCAAACTCCATTTCCATTTTAGTAAAATATTCGGACTCGTTTTTACCAACGTTAGCTCCACCTTTTAACAAGGCTCGATTTAATGCAGACTTTAATTTTTTTCTTCCCATGTTTCCTCTTTATGTAATAACATATTAGTAACGACAATCAAATATTTATGTAAGAAAATCCGTCTTTTTTTGTTATTTCTAACTGCTTTCCGACCATATCTCTCATAACATCCAAGTGACTTATTATAATAACAAACTCAAAGGTTGTTTTCATGTAACTGAAAAAGGCGGCCATCATTGGCATATTTGAGGAATCTAATGCCGACATCCCCTCATCAATCACCATAAAGTTAGACCTTGGAAGGTTGCTGACATTGGTAAGAGCAATACGAAGAGCCAAAGAAGCAATGAACTGTTCCATGCCCGAACAAAGTTCAAGTGGCCACTTTCTATCTTCGTAGTTGATATATACGTTGATATTTTTACCATCGGTTTCAATGGACATACCAAAATCAACTATCTGTGTGAGGATACTGTTCACTTCTGCTTCAATCTGAGGAACGACTTCCGAAATGATCTGATAAGGAATACCGTTTGTTCCGATTGCTTCTGAGTAGTAGGCAAAGGCCGCGGACTCATTTTCAAACAGTTCAATCTCTTCAATACGTGTCTTGATGAGCTGAATTTGGTCAGTCAAGGAAGTCTTCCTAGCAAAGTCCTTGAGGTAGGAGTCTTCGATTTTTTTCAACTGAATGGCTTGGTTCTTACTCTTCTGAGTTAGTTCATCAATGTTTTTCTGAACTACCTTGTTTGTTTCGACTATTTCTTTAGACTTTTCGTAGAGGTCGATGTCCGTGTCAATCTTTTGAATGCGAGCTGCTTCTTTTTCCAAGTTGGAAGTCGTCTGATTGACCTTGAGTTCTCGAGCAGACAAGTTGTTAGAGGCAATCGGAATCTCTCTAACCAAAGCGTCACGTTTAGTCAACATTTCGAGGAAAGGAATATACTTTTCTTCAATTGCCTTCATTTTAGCGATAGAGTCCAATAACTCAGTTGCCTTAAGCTTATCGGCTGCCAAACTCTCCTTGGTGGTAATAGCGTCCTTCACAAAAATGTTGTTGACACAATAAGAACAGTTTGGGTCATACTCATGTTGAGCCAATCTTTCCAATTTCTTCATCTTTTCCTGAACCGCGGTCTTTAGTTTGTCCAACTCACGTTCTTTGCTGGTTAATAGTTCGGTATTCTTCGTCCCTTCGACATATTTTGTGTCAAGGTCGTGAACCGAAAACTCTTCAATAGCTTCCTTTGTCTTCTGAATCTTCTCCTTGAAGACGGTTATTTCTTGAGTGAGATTTTCAATGACTCCCTTGTATAGAACGGCTTGTTTCTCAAGCTTGGTTCTTTCTTCGACCAGTGAGGTGATTGAAGTAGGGACATTCTCTAGCTTGACAATTTTCTTTTTCTCTTCGTCGGTTAAAATTATCGTCGTAGCCAATTCATCTTTTAATTCTTCCAGTTGACGCTTTGTGTCAATGAGTTTTGAGGCTAAAACCTCATCTTCGATTGACATGTCTGCTTCTTTCTTAGTGCTATCATCTTTATTAAAGGCTCTAATCGCCGCGCCAATCTCCTTAATACGGTCAGACGCAACCACCGCCAGCTTTTCAAACAAAGTCAACCCAATGAACTGTGAGAGAAGTTCTTTACGTTCGGTTTGGCCTAAATCGATAAAAGAACCAGTGTTCTTCTGTAGAGATAGAGTAGTAAGAATAAAATCATCATATGTTCCCATATAATCACGAATGATTGCGTTTGTGCTGCGTCTAGCTTCATCGTTATGAGGAACTTTTTTATCGCCGTTCATTGAGTAAAAATCGACTTCAACTTTCACATTTCCCTTCTTGTCACGCAAACCCTTACGTTCAATAAAATAATCCACACCATTGATTTCGAAGTTAAACTTACAAGAAAATGACATCTTTTCAGAATTCATCACTTGAGAGGCTTTGAAGGTTCGTCCTGACTTATCGTAAATACAAAAGCTGAGAGCGTCCATCAAAGAAGACTTTCCGCTAGCGTTTGAAGCAAACACTCCATAAACATCATTGAGCTTTGTGAAGTCAATGACATTATCCTCACCGTAACTGAACATATTGGAAAATTCAAATTTCTTTGGCTTCCAACGAATGTTCTTACTCTGGTCATCCTTACTGAGACTTTCATTTAATGTTTTGTTGATGCCAATGACATCTTCAATTGTAGAGTCGTCTATCTCAGGATACTTGTCTTTCAAGTAGCTAGTGATAAGAGTCGCTTGATAGTCAACATTACTGATTTGAGCTAAATTTGCAATGGTTTGGTTGTTGATTATTTTCGCAGAAGTGTCTCCGTCAACTCTGACATAAACGAGGTCGGTGATGTCACAAATCTTTCGAAGCTCTGTAACGATTTTCTTCACTTCGGTCGCCACACTTTCCTTACAGTTGACTCTCAATTTAGGCTTCGCTGGCATGTCCTTCAGGTCGGTGACTAATTGACCATCTACAATGTCAATACTATAATAACCATAGTCGTTTGGAACTTCTACGTGGAGATATTTTTTAGTGTCGATGTTCCAGACCGTATAGCCATGTCCAAGTAAATTTTCTCCGTGATTTTGTTGGATCGTGGACCCACTATATTTTATAATCGGTGACTTTTTTCTGAGTTTATAATACTTCATATTGTTTTAGTTTATCAACGAACACGTTTTCAACAAACTCTGGACGTTTTCGGCATTCTTTCAAAGCTAATTGTGCATTTATTTTTTTGAGTTTGACTTATAGTTTTTCCAAACATTCCATTCATCAAAATCACGGAATTTTGTCAAATTCTTCTATTATTTCCCATTCATTAAAATTTACATTTTCAATCTCATTTTCCGAAATAGTCTTTTCAATATTCATTATCTGCGGCAAGTGAATATCTCCCAACATCGCAATATCGTGTCCATCAAACAGAGCGGTTGTTATTACCTTATTTTGGATGTTATAACCAATTCCTGTTTTGGCTTCGTTGACAGCGCCGTGGAAAAGAGCCACCTTACAGTCAAACTTCAGCTTGATGCTCTTTACTACATTTTTCATTTCGATGTATTTAGTTACATCGTCAAAAATGCTCATGTTGTTGAACAGAACGTTTCCCGCTCCATACAACTTTGATTCCTTCAAGTAAAATAACTTATCATGTGCCAAGTTATCTACGATAGGCGACAAACTATCCAAACGTGTTGCGTTGGTTAATAGACAATCGTGGTTACCAGCAATCAATATCGTCGGACGAATATCGGCAATGTTTTTGAGAAACTCACTAGCTAATTGAACCGCTTCTGGGCTGAGGTCCACTTTTGAGTGCATCAAATCTCCAGCAACAACAATCAGCGTGTTCGGCGGAGTTTTCTTGACACCGGAATAAATTTTGTCAAACGCTTGACGATATTCGTCATGTCGTTTGGTGAGTCGAATGTGAATATCGGCGAGATGCACTACGCATTTAACTGTGTCGAAGCCGATGTCTAATCTCTCATAGGTATCAATTTCCATAATTTAGAGCGCCAATCGTAACCGCATAATGCGGCCGAAGTCAAGGTATTCCGTTTCTTTAATCAACTGAGATATTTTACGGAAGCCGAGCTCTCCAGCATCTTTACCACTAACTATCACCAACTTAACTTTCAATCCATTCGACAACAAGAATTCAGCTGCGTCCAACGCGTGAATAACTGCGTCCGGGTCTAAAATTAAATTGACTTCTGGCTTGTGTGTTATGAGATACATCTTCAATTTTGAGCTGAGATACGTTCCGAATAAAGGGATAACATTCCTTTTGACAGCTATAGCATCAAGAGGGCCTTCGACGAGATTGACTGGAAATTTGAAATCTACCAAATTTTCAAATCCAATAATGTCCTTGGGAACATCGCAGTTATCATATTTCAAATAGACATCATCGTAGTAGCTTCGTCCAGTAAAAAAATTGAGATTGTTTTCTTTATCATATGATGGGAAAATGATACGATTACGCCAACGACCTTGAGAACAGTAACCAAGATTGTGTTTGATAACATCGTATGCAGTGATACCACGTTTGATGGCGTAACGTAAAGCGGTTCGGTATTCTCGAGAACCGTCGTTGATAGCCAACGTTTGGAATTCGTTTGGTAGAGAAAGAGTTACTTCCTCAATAATTTTTTCAACGTGTTTGTAGTCTGCTTCTTTTAACCCGATTCTTTCAAGCTCATTGAATGTCGAAGCGGAGACATTCATCTTTACAAACAGATTTTTTATACCACGACCCTTGGTGTGACAAACCCAACAATGCCATTTTCTTGGCGCGTCTAAACAAATTTCTAATTTCCTTTTTCTGTGATGGCAGAAGGGACAATACATCACCAAATTATTTCCTTTTCTTAATAAGCCTTTTTCTCTAAATGTGAGTTCTAGCAGCCCCTGCAACTCAGATTGTTTTAATAAATCCATCTACTCATATTACGTGAATTTCAATTTTCTGTCAACGATATTGTAGATTGAACTTTATTTAATCTGTTCATTTTATAGTGTTTTTCGTTTGGCTATAGTTTCGGAGGATTGTTTCCTTCCGATGTTTACCGCAGACATTTTGAGAGCAAGCTCGCTGGCCCAGGGACGATTTCCTTTTTGTAACCTTGATATTTTATTTTTAGTTTCTTGAGTATGTTTTCTCCATGATTTTCCAATTTTACACAATAACACAAAAATGACACAACAACACTTATTATAACCAATACATGCTGTCATTTCACCACCAAGACCGACCAATGTGACGCCATCGGCCAACAAATTGAAGCCTGAGCCTTCCTGTGGTCAAAGAGGAGGGTTGTAGAGCGCGATAACGCACGCATCTCGCACGTCTTCCATACGTTTATCTACGTTGCCCTTCTTATTTTTGACTTCCCATTTCGAAAGGTCATATAATTTGTCCATCTTCATCTTGACAAATTCCTTAGGCTTCATTCCTTCCAAACGAGCAGCACCCAAAACCTGCTTACGAGCAGTCATGGCTCCGACTAAATTTACCGGAACTCTGAAACTATCTTGAAGAACGTATTCGAGCACAGAGTTGTATCTTGCCAACATCATTACAACAGTTCGACTTGATGGGCCAGAAAATCCACTGAGAGAGCCTTCGAGATTGACCCGACCTATGTTTTTTATTAACGGATTGTCGGCGAGGAGGGATATAACGCGATGAGACTTCAGGCGGTTTCCCTTATAATCAGAAATATCATAGAAACCACAGTCCAAAATAACTGAACCGCTGGTGAAGGCCCAACCTACACAGGTTGTGCTGGCGTCAAGTCCAAGTGAAATCATCCCTTGTATTTTTGTGTAGAAATCTTATACTGACGAGCCGAATAGTCTAAAGCGCCTGGCTGAAATGAGGAAACTCCACGCTGAGCAAAAGGTTGGAATTCTTTTTGAATCTTATTACCAACATCAACAGCATCAGTTTTAGCCAATCCCGTTTTTCCAGCGGTTTTAGCACCCATACCAAATCCCGAACCAGAAGTGTATCGTGAAGCCAAGTCACCCTTTGGAGAATACGTTCCCTTTCCAGCCTTTGAGGCCGCACCAAGTGCAAAAGTTCCACCTGCTTCGTATTTTTTCTGGTCGGTTGAAGCGAGTGAGGGTCTATCAATTGGTTTTAGTGGGTCTGACATATGGTGAATCTCCGGTTGATATAAATATGAAGTTAGGTGTCAAAACGAACGATTATATTAACTGGCCAATCAATGAGATTTTTAATCGGACGACCTAACTTACCAACCATCAACAATTGATTGTCGTCGTTGTAGAGTCCAATAGTTGTGATATATGGGGCAAGATAAGAGCCGGTTGGGTCAAAAGAAGAAGATTCTATGTAATTTGAAAATGTTGGACTGACCTCAAACTTTTTCTTGCCAGCATATCGGTCAATATAGTCTTTAATTACATTGTAATATCTGCGGGTAGATGATGGGTCAATAAGACTGTCTAACTTTGAATCGGTCAATGTTTCCAAGTAATAGTTCAGAAGTAGTCCTCCGTCACGAATATCGATGCTTCCATTACCATCGATGTCAAGTATTTTACTGTCGATTAGGTTGGATTTGATGAAATTATAAATATCTTCGGTCAAAATTCCGTCATACGCTCCGACAGCAGTTCCAGCTACGCCAGCCAAAGTTTCGAGATACAGAACGTCCTCAGATTCCGTTTGAAGAATGTCGTTGTTCCACCAGCTCTCATCTTTCAAGGTATCCTGTTCCAAAACAATTCCGTTGTCATCTGTATCATTTACCGTGTAAAATCTTTGTTGGTTTAGGAAACGTAGAATGAGGTCAACGTCCGCCATGTCGAACACTCCATCTTGATTTACGTCCAGCAACATTGGATAGTTTGCAAGAGATGCTGGATTTGTAGAGTAGTTGAACTGACTTGGTGTTACACTTACCAAGTATTCGTGTTCATAAATTGTGTGGGTTCCTTGATAAGCCAAAGAAAATCCGTGAGAGCCTGTCGAAGACATTATCGTTTTATAATTCTCTTCTGGGGAAGTAACAACCAACTGACCATTTCGGTAGAAAACATTTCCAATTTTTGGGTTGTTCTCAAATCTTCCCATATCATAGACGAAAGCCGCTCCGTGAATACTCGCTGACATAAAAGTGCTGTCGGCCAAGCTTGACGTTAAGATGTAATTATAGGTTGACAGGTTTTGAGGATAATTGAAGACTGGCGCTCCAACTGCCAAGAACATAGAACCTGAATTCGAATCAGACAATGCTGTTGACCATCCATAGTTATAAAACGGAGAATCCTTTTCTTTATTACGTTTCATGGTTCGAACCAAATCCCACGTAACTGTTTGTGAGTCGTATGAAAAAATTGATACGCGCCCCAAACTCAAAGATTCATCCTGAGAACTGGTGGATGTCAGTGTCCAGCCATCAAGAATCAAAGAGCCTGTAGCGTAATTGACTGGCCAAACGGTCTTGTCTGCTACGTAACCAACCGCGGCAATACCATTGCTCAACGTGACACTTCGTGCAAAGTTACTGTTTTGTGTGACCGAACGATCTCCAAAGGTTTTATAACGAAGAGTGCAGTCGTATACGGAACATGCCGCATCAGTTCCAAAACTGTAAAAATATACCGCTCCGAGGGATTGAGTAATATTCGAACTAGCGTAAGGTGTAAATCCCTTATCGTAGTAGGCACACACTGCAAGATGATTACCATCCATTGCTACCTTGTATCCAAAACCATCTACTGGTTGAGGAACCTCAACAAACGTGAATGGAGTTGTTCTGCTTAGGTCGGCATAGTCTTCATTACCGACGAATGTTTTATAACGACTCCACGAAGCTGTTGGACACGTTCCCGTATAGGATGCGGTGAACAAGGATGCATAACCAGCGCTGGAAGTTATATTGGTTCCGACAAGAATTTTGTCAGAACTCACCGCTACAGAGTATCCAAATCGGTCACCCGGAGTGCTGGATGTAATGGTAGCTTCCCATTCCCAACTAAAATTACCTGACACAAAGTATGGTGTATTTTGTTCATCGTAGATTTCAAACAAACTTCCAGATTCAGTCACAATGATAGAACAAGAACCACTTTCCGATGAAATCTGTGACCAAAATGATGAGGTTGGGATACCCATACAAGATGTAGCACCAAATTGCTTCTGTCTGTAGATATAAACCGCACCCGCTCCATTATTTACTCCGGGAGCCCCAACTGCTAGAATACCTTGGTCGTGACTGACCGATGCTCCAAATTGAGCCGAAGAGCCAGAACCTTCGAGGATGTTTATCAAACGCCAGTGGTCTGCACCACCAGCGTATTTGTCATAAACGTAAACAATTCCCGATCCAGTATCAACCGTGCATTCGTCTTCGGTGATAGAACCAACCACGGCAAAATCGTCACGTATAGATACGCTGCAACCAAACCCGTCTTGATAACTGTTGGTGAACGGAGAACGGAGGGTCTTAACCAAACGATGTCTTTCTGTTTCTGGGTCATACTTGTAGATGTCGGCTCGACCATTCTTCTTAGAAGAAATTGTCTTGATGTCGGTAGGAGAACCGACCAAAACATACTTAAACCAAGCTGATACAGATTGACCGAATCTTTCATTTTCTGGGTGATAAAGAGAACCAGTCGTAGTGTATTTCCACGAATCTGAATCTGGAACATATTGGACAGTCCCTCCGGCATTTTTAGCTTCCTGAGCTTCAGCGTATGATACCGGTTCACCTAAGTAATAAAATTGTCCTGTTACAGAATCCCAATATGAATGACTTTCTTCTGCGTTATATGGGAACAGTGTATTCGTATAAGGAAAATGACTTCCGCTAATATAGAGGTTCGTGAATCCATCATCACACACCAACATAGGTTCATGTGGATTTGAATAATCCGTTAATTGGACACTCTTAGGATTAATCTTTTCACCCCAACAGTTTCTACCAATTCTCGAAACAAGAACTCTGTCTGAAATTTTTCGAACCTCTTTCTCTTTGGTGATTGGATTTTCACCTACAAATTCAACGCCAAATTGATTAAGCGGGTTGTCAGAGTTTCTATAAAATAGAGAATCGACAGCCGAATAGGTAATTCTCTTGTATTCTCCACTTTGGTTTACTGGTTCAGAAGTAGGGTTGTAATAAGCGCTGCTTGACGGATAGAAACTTCCTGAAATATTCAGACCTTCGTTGATTACCATTTTACCCGTATAAAAGGTAGAATCACCATAAACATCTGCGCTCGAGCTGTCGATACTTTGGATAACCCAATTTTTGTGGGTCTTAAAAGGCCGAACCGTAATATCGCTTTTGGAAAATTTCTTCTGCATCACCTATAAATATTCAAGTCACTTGGTTATTGGGTGTGTCAATATGGACATTTTTGTTAGTTTTGTCTCTATAATAGAGATGTCCTTCTTGATGTCAGACTCCCAAAAACGAATAACTTCATAGCCCCTAGCGGCGGCCATATCCTCTTTGATTCTGTCCTTGACTCTAGCCTTCTCCGCTCCCCAAAAGTGATGTTTTGTGTTGGGATTTCCGTGCCAATAATCACCATCAATTTCAATGATGACGGGTTTGTTTTTCAACTTGAAATCGTAAGAACCACATGTTTGGCCATCGTGGATGAAGAACCCATAGTGATATTCAATGCCCAGTCTGTCCAACTCATTTGCCACTTTTGTTTCCAGCTTATTCTTACTACGAAGGGACATCATTTTCTCAATGGCTTCTGGAGTGTGGGTTTTGCCGAACATTGGATTTTTCTCACCAGCGGAAAGGCCGTTCTTTATTCTCGTTGCTGAGATTTTGGCTCGGACTTCGGGCCTTGTGGTTGGGTTCACCCATCCAACAGGCTTAGGTCCACCGTTTGCTATTCCTATTCTCAATCTTGCCTCATCGCTCATAACGTGGCCAAAATGAGAAGCATTTTCTCCAGTCCAGGTTTCCCTAATTCTTGCCATACATTCGGTAGAACACGCCTTTCCTTTTGAGCCACGCGATTTTGTTATCTTACCACAAATTTCACACTCAGCCCACCCTAAAAATCTAAAGTCATCTATGTTGTCTTTCACATAATCATCAAATGAAATCGATTTATGTGATTTGAGATGCTTAGCAAATGCTTTTGGATGAATTTCCCTCTTACAAATCTTACAGGTTATGTTGCTCATAACCATAAATATCAATCAAATCACAAAAACGATTCACTGTCTAAGCGAATGTTGATAAGTATCTCAAACATCAATACGAATTTTAATTAAAGTTTCGTTAGAGAAGTTCTTTAGAGCAGCCTGACTCAATTTTGCAACTGCCACCAAGTCATTATTTTCGTTGTAAAGTCCAACGCTTGTAATGTATACTTGTGGGTCGGTTGAGAAGTCAGAGAAACGAAGTTTACCAACATCACCCGAGCTGATAACACCAGAATCAGCCTCAGCCTGTGAATACACGAAGGTTGGGTTGTTTGAATAATTGAACTCTTGATTCTTAACTCTGACAAAATAATGACGAGCCGGAACGTATTCTGTAACACGAGCCTGAATCAATCCAGAATGGTTACTTACAACTGCGTCCGCAAGACGGCGGTGCATCAAAGCGTAATCGTCCGTTGTTCCCAAACTGCTCGTTGGTGTGTAAAGAGTCTTTCCTTGTGGGGATAGACCGATGATTGAACTGATAACGGTTGGGTTGAGAATAACCAATCCAAGGTCAGGATACATTGAACCTGCTCCTGAGTAAACTACTTGGCCCAAACTATCAAGATTTGCTCCACCTGCAATAGAGCCTCTGACGATGTTATAACGCTTGCCGCCAGCTGTTCCTGTTGGTGTCTTATTGTAGCGTGAGTCATCGATAAAGGTGAAAGACCCATTTGAACCATTTAGTGTCAACTCAAATTGGCCTGGGTCCAAACGATCTTTGACCTTGGCACCGGAGAAATTAAGAGAGTAGATGTCAACCGAATTTGCTTCCGATAAAGCGGAACCAGTGTAGAAAGTAAAGAATTGGTCGTCTGGAATCAACAAAAAATTACGGTATTGATTATAGACCGCCTGAGTTGGTTTCAAAAGACTTCCGTTTGACGTATTGAGGTCAAATCCAGAAGAACCAGAACCAGCGTAGTGACCGTAAGCGACAGAAAGATATACCTCAGACGAAGCAGAACCTGTTGGATTGTCGTATAGGTTGATGTAGTAAAGGCCGTTGAGAGGGTCAAGCGCGGAAGAACCAGTGATTTTGGCTTGTGTGCTCGAAGTGTAAAAAGTTGTCCAACTTGAAGCTCCTGTCGAAAACATTCCGGTAGAAACTTGTTGAACACGGCCCGCCACTACATCTGTTGAATCAAAGTTCTTGAAAATCATGGTAAATTATTTTACAGTAATCGTTACAGGAATAGAAACAGAACCACCGCTTTCATTTCCGATGATGGTGAGGCGTGTGACCGTTGTTCCTGTCAATGAGGCGTTTGGAACAAAACGGAAACGAAGACCGAGAGCAACCTGTGCGGTGGTCGAAGAAACGTCGCCGATAAAGGTTGGGATGGTAGCGTTTACGGTTGTCTGGAGCTGTTCACCGATGATTGTTCCTACATTCTTGTTAGACAAGATTGCGGTATAACCAAGTGTAGTATTGTAAATTGGATTGGTAGAAGGAACGATAACGACTTCACCCTTGTAATCACTTGATACATTGATACTGCTTTGTCCCAAACTAATAACAGGAATCGCAGATACTCCGCTTGGTAATGTCACTAGCTTATACTTCAAAACTTGAGTTTCATCAGTGAACGCTTCCATGATAGGGGTATTACGGATAGCTAGGTCGTAGAACGCTGAGCCCTGTGGGTGGTTTGGTTGATAAAGCTTATAGTCAATCTCATCGTCAGATAGGGCGAAAGATGTAATGTTTAGCCCGCCCTGTGTGGCAAGCAATTCACGACCTTTTTTGGTCAAAACGGCATCTACTGTCACAGCTGAATTATTCAAATAGCTCATATTTTTGTTAGACCCCTTGTTTTTTCAAGAAACGGTCAATAGAAGTTGGAGAAACTCCATATTTTATAGATAACTGTTTTTTGTTCATCGTTCCCAATAAATATAGAGATTTTATGATTTCTGTCTCATTTTTTGGTATTTTGTTTTTGATATGCCTACCCTCTTTAAATGCACGAATAACTCCTTCGGATATTTTTTTCTTTTCTTCTCCGCTCATTTTTTTACCCGAAGATATTTTGTTATTTGAAATGTTGAAGCAATGTTCGTTTGAATATATACGACCCACATTTATTTTATTTGCCTCTTTTATATTTTCATACGAACTCTTCCGTCCTTTCATTTTCTCTCTCATTATATCAGAGTGTCTTCCGTGAGATCCTCCCATCTTTGAATTGTATCCCAGCTCAAACGAAAATTTTGAGTTCATTGTATAGATGTAATTACCACCGCTGGACTATTATCAAACAATCCGCTTCCAGATTGAACCGTAGTTTTTTCTGTCTGTAATCCCTTTTTGAAGACACCCGAGCGGAGATTATTTTTGTCCAATGTAATCACTTCATTTCTATCATTGAACGGTTTCTTGTATTTGTAGTGGGTTCCGTAATAACCATTGAGGGGATATGAACCGAGCGGAGAGTTTTGAGCTGATAGATTGTATCGGTATGAGTATCCAGAATCGCGGATGTTGCTGAAGAACAGACCGGAAGCATTTCCAACCAATACATCAAATATTGTTTTGGTTTCGTCCAATGACGTAATCGTGGAGGTCATTGTTCCGGATGTTAAATAAACACGATAGTTGTTAGGGACAGAAATCAAACTGATGTTTAGAGCCGAACCCGACAATATTGTTGCAGTAATTCCGAGACGAACTCCTGCGTTGCCTGTAGAAGCGCTGCTAGAAACCATACCAATACCAACACCATCGTTAACAAATGTTCCAGACAATGTAACATCCGACGAAATAGTTCCGGAATAAACTCCAGCTGACGAAAGTGAGAATCCACTTCCGCTAAACGTTCCGATGTAATTCATGTTACAATAAGTAACGTAAAGATTTGGTATGGACGAAACCACAGGAAAACGTGAAATATTCACCTGTTCGTAATTTTTCGTAACCGTTGAAAATTCTCCGCGTTCCGTCAAATATGCGTCAGAATCCGACATTGACGACGTTGGACGATTCTTGTTTCTGACCGTGTAGGTTTTTTCCACCGGAATAACCTCAACTCTCCAATAGTCATCTTTGTAGTATGTCACACCGTTGTTCCCAAGGATACTGAATCCGTATGGTTCTAGTCTATCTGGATAAAAGGAACCTTCGACATCTTCGTAAACAGATTTCCCGATGATGATTTGTTTTAGAGACTGAGATAGTTGTGGGACAACAACACTTGGAAGATTCTGAGAAATGAACGTCAGGTCAGCTTCACTGATTTTGACCGTTTCTTGGAATATCGGTTTTAGTTGAATCTTCGGACGTTCTAAAATAGAAGGTTCAACCAATAGTCCATCTACGAGTTTTGCGCGAGCTGGAACTAAGGTCTTGATATATTTGAACAACGACTTGTCAAAATAAGCACGAACCAAGTTCATAAATCCCTGATAATCAATGTTTCCAAAACCTTGATTGAAGAAAACTTCTTTAAACTTTTCAAATCGGCCATAGCTCTTTTGATAGAGGTCTGCTGGATTTCCAATGAGATCACCAAATTCGAAATTACCAAAAAACTTGATAATTTCTATGTTTAACTGATCGGTTGGGGAGAAGAAAATTCCTAGCTTATTTGTGTCAACGGTGGAGTCCTCAGACGCTTTTAACGTCGAACGAGACTCTGGAGATAGATTAGATGTAAGTATCTGTTCTTTATAATTAACCTTATTACTGCGGAACTTATTTGATCCGAAGTTAGGTAGGTTCATCGTTTGACGGGTTTCAAACTTTTTGAATTGATATGGGAACGCCGGAACTGTGCTGTAAGTGTTGCATTCAGCTGAAGTAAGAACTTGAACTCCGTAGAATGGGAAATTCGAAGCACTGATTGGTGCCATTGTGCGGAACGCAGAATTTCCAATTGTGAGATTTACTGAACTTGTGTGTAAATTTATTGGAGTAGAAAATGACAAACGAACCAATTGGTCGTTTGGCATTGACAAAGGATTTTGGGAATCATAGGAGCCCTTGAAAGAAGCGTGATGATTGAAACGGTCTGTTGGAAGGTATGTTTCCCACACTCTAATTTCATCAATAGTTCCGAAAAAAGCTTCTGGGTCAATACTTAACGACGAAGTGTTCTGTTGGTAATTTCCGAAATACAGGTGTGTTGGTCGGCGGAATGATGTGTTGTAACTGCCGCTAAGAAAGATACTCGACGAAACAGAAAAGGTTGTTCGTGAGTCTTCGTTTCTATGGATTAACAAATCATAGCTTTGTGGATAATTATCTTGAACAGAAATTGAAGCTGTTGGACTGAGGTTGAAGTCTCCATCGACCTTGGCGTGTCTCAAGACAACGGAATATACATCCCCGTTGAAAAATGGCGCTCTAGCAGTCGTAGTTGTCAGTATGTTACTATCCGTATCTTGGATTGTGAAGAACGCTTTACCCCAATCATTTCCTTTTTCACGAACGATACCAACAGCCCAACTACTACTAGCAACAGCTAAACGGAACACTTGTCCCTCAGAGTTCGTTTGATTTGTATCAAACGAAAAATTGAATTCCAAAGATTGTGCACTTCCAGTCCAAGGGATGTCAAAGTATTCTCCGCTTCCACTGAAGCTTGGAGAGTATTTTGTTTCATCAATGACAAACAGTGAATTTTGATTTAACTCTGTGGTGTATTCAACTCCACCATACTCTTTAATTTGGATTAGATTACGTGGAATTCCATAACAACTAATAAGAGCGTTAATAGCAGACTCTGTTCCCTTTGATTTTAAAATGTATGGAAGATTGTTGAGTATTCTCTTCCAAATGAGTTTGTTTCTATCGTCCTCAGACATAGTTCCGACCTTATCCCAAAGCGGAGAATCAACGTCAAAGTCATCCTTTGAGAAGGATGAGAGTATGAGAGGAATGTTTTCACGACCAATTTCAGGCTCCCAACCTAAAGAAGAGAGCATGTTGTATACTACATCCTTGGAGATACCTTCAATTTCAGAGTTGCTTGAGTTATTCTTTTCTGTAAATTGAGTGATATACAACGTCAAGTTATCAAAGTAATGACCAATCAAGTTAACAAAGTGAACATACTCGCCGTTATCTGGATTTTCTGAAATGGTTGATGGAAGATTATTTTGTAGGCTGTCCGCGTTATCGCGGTCAAATCTTGAACCTGAAGAAACTCCACTGTAGATTCTGATGTGTTCGGAATACCAGTTTGGATTGTTGTAGAGAAAATTTTCATAACCATCCATCGAGGACTCCAAAGAATTCCATTCAGAATCCAAATCAGACTTTTCTTTTATGTAGTATTCGTCAGTTGGAGCCAATATTAACTTAGCATCCAAATCAGCTATTTCGAGACGAATTGCTTCGATTCGGTCTTTCTTGTAACCATAAACATCGAGACGTTCTCCAGCGGATGAGAATTTTATGAAATTTTCAAAGCTTCTGTAATCTACATTTACTGGAGACTTGTCTTCAATCTTATAACGAAGCTTTGCGTAAAGTTCGTCATATAGAGAACCGGACTCTCCTACAATGGTTTCTAAAGAGTGACCGATTGTTGAGTTCCCTTCATTCTCCATCTTTATATTGAAATTTGGTCCCTTAACAGGAATTGTAATAACCTGTTGAACGGAGAAGAAATGGGTATTTTGAAGAATTGGTAGGCTGACGGATGTATTGCTAATCCAAAACGTGTCGCCAACTTGAATGTCCGTTGGGAGTAAATCCTTTAATTTCAATATCAATCTGTCGTGAACAGTTGGGTTGTTTGATGGAATTACGCCGGTATTTAGAATTGGAAGTAATCTTCCTTTTCCAAAATTCATAGAATTCTTTAGATACCCTGTGAAGTTTTCGGAGTAGTTTTTCTCAACAAGTCCAATAGCCTGAAAGAAAATTGAGTCGTAGTAAATCTGACGGAAGAACGCGACTATGGAGTCGTAATTTTCGGGGCTGGTATTCGTAATCTGGTTCAATTCCCGATTTAGAACATATGAGAATAGACTATAATAGTAATCTTTGACCTGTTGAAAGGTTGTAATCGTCTCATAATTTTGAAACAAGAAATTTCTAAACTGATCGTAAATTCCAGAGACATTCCTTGAGCTGACTTGACCATTACTGCGCAGAGAACCACGTTTTACCCCATAGTAGAGATCGGTAACAAAATTAACAACATCCACGTCACTCTTTAATGAGTAATAAAATTTAATAGATTGATCGGTGTCTGGGTTTTTCTTGGCCACATCAAAATAAATCGTGTATAATGTAACCTTCTCCAACAGTGGCATCAATTCATCGATGATTAATTTTGGCTTTATTTTGGAGTAAGAAAATAGTTCAAACTCATCGTTGAGATTTTGTTCCTTAGCATCATCGGTATTTTTTGTGCTATACGGAATTACTGAAATTTCTTGACGAGTTGGAGAGATTTCTCCGATGACTAATTTTTGAGAATCTTCGATTGGATTTCCAACCAAATTTCTCACAGGAAGAATACCAATTTGGTAGTTACCCTCTTGAACAGACAGGTCACGTAAATTGTCTTGGATGTTTATCAAAACACTCTGAGTGACGGATCCACTATAATTGGAATTCACTATTGCAAAATTTCCATTGAATTCACTGTAGGAATACGTAACCAAATTGTTACTCACATCAACATAGGAACGTGTGATAGATGTGTAATCATTTTGATTTCCAACAATGTCTCCATAAACTTCCGATTTGAGTTTCGATGTTGTATAAGAAGACGTAATCAAACTACCGTCTGTGGAATAGATTGAAAACTCTACCAAGTCTTTGTTACTTAAACCAAACGGAAAAGTTTTTGATACTCCTTGTGTGAGATATGCCGATTCTTCCTTGGTGTAAATTGAAGCATACGTCAACGAACTAGTTGAAGAGGAGCTTATAGATTTATAGTTTTTTGGAATCATTGGGCTTGGAACTCTTTGATAGATACATCGTATTTTTCTTCAACTTTGGTTGGATTGAATACAGTAACCCCAACAGCAAATGTCAACGATGTATCAGCCATAGAAGATGTGTAACAGTCAATCAACAAATTTCCAGAACTGTCAAACTTTGAAGATACCGACCCAGATACAATCAAACGGTTAATGTCTTCGTTTGAATATTGGTTAAGATAAGAATTTGGTATCATCGTGAGATTTTGAAAATAACTGGACTACTAAAAGTATTCACAGAACCGCTTATTTCAGACATAATATCAATGGTGTAATATCTTTCTTGGGCGAGGCCGGTTGTGTCCAAAGTAAAGTAATTACCATAAGCATCTGAACTTAATTTGGTATAAGCGTCAAAACCCATAACCGTTTCGGTAGTTCCTGCGTCTTTGATTGCGTAGTAACTTTCCAGTGGAAGATACATTGGTTCTATATAATCTGATGCTCGATTTGTGAATGTCTTTGTTGGATATTTTGGTCGAGCAAGAACATTGATTCGAACAATAGAACCACGCTTGTATTCTTTATTTACGTTGACCGAAACCACTGTTGGCTTTGATGAATCTGTCATACGGAGAGCGGTTCCATCAGAAGCCGTTGGTGAAGAAACTGCGTCTGTCCACATTACGTCGAGATGTGGTTGGTAGATAGTGTTACTTTCTTTTGAAAAGAAGCGAAGTTTACCGTAATCAACATTGTTACTTTCTCCGCTATGCATCAAAATAAGTCCGTAATTTGGAATAACTCCATAAATCCATCCTAAGACCGCATTGGTTACATCGAGATAAACGTCGGAACTTTGGTAATTGAAACCTTGAACAGCTGCATAACTTCCTGACGCTACTACTAAAGGAATTGTAACCGTCGATGGTGTGTCGGTGAGTATAGATACTTCGTAAGATCCAGATGTTCCCGTGGAACCGGATGCTGTCAAAACGATTTGATGCGTGGTTCCTGCTACGGCCCATGTTCCCATCGGGTTTCTCAACAATGTTGTAACATCCGTTCCGCTGATTGAGGTTTGGAATAGAGATGATGTTACATAAGAACCTCCCAAGTATTTTACGTAGATGTCGGTTCCACCAATACGAGAAACAGACGATCCGGTGCTAACTACTTCCGCTGAAATGCTCAGATAGTGGCTTCCACTTACAGGACATGGATTTGGAGAATATCCTTTGAGAGAAACATCGGACAAAATTGATTTTAGAAGACCGAACGAACTTGTTGGACTGGTTGGACCTGTTCCATAACCGTTCAATAGAACGGAGCTTCCACTGAGATGCCCATCAATAGACAAAGTTGCCATCACATAATTGGTCGTAGAACTTGTCACAACTAATTTTAGACTGTGTGGTAGTGAACCGCTTGATACGTCATATGAGCCACTCGGGAAATATTGAATTCCATCACCAGAAGCCGTGGCGACCAAAACGGTATTGTCATACAATCCAGCGTAAATTGATGTTGGAACCGGATTTGGACCGGTGTTCGTTTCAATATTGATGCTAAAGTTTATTGTTGAACCAGACGTAATCTTGGCTTCAAGTGATGCTGTGTGTAAAGAATTTACAATCACTCCACCGCCGGTGACTACTGTGAATCTTGAACCGGTGGAAATTCCATTTGAGCAATTTGGATATGGGTCATATGAGGTAGGGCTTACGTATGGAGCTTCCGCATATCCCGAACCAGTTCCCGTTAAACTAGCCGACACATACCAAATTCCTCCACCCGAACAATCTGTAGAATAATCAGAACCGCTATCCGTCCCAACATACCATTTGATACTTCCAGAGTCGCTCCACTTCCAACTAGCTCCATTACTTACGGTAGCTCCGTCATATTTGTATCCAGTTCCCATATCCCAAGCCTGAGCCAATGGATACGCTACGATATTGTATGCGGTTGGAACTTGAACAGATTCCGCAATTTTTAGTGCGAGGAAAAATTGAGGATTGCTGATATTACCCGAGGCAATTGAGCTTGAAATTTGGGATACGTCAAATTGTAAGAGAGCTCGAGAAAGAGCAGCGCCTCTTCCACCTGAACAACTTGGGTCAACGATAGTTTTTTCAACCTCTAAAATCTCATCCAATCCCATGTTCTTCGACAACAGTTGTGGGTGGTTGGTGATGGTGGTATCTTTTGTCGGATATAGAAAGTAATGCATATGGGTCGGTTTCTACCCATAAATATAATCCTATCACCATTCTCCGAAATATATACGGAAAATTACAAACACTTACCAACAATATCCTTTGTAGGGAATCTTACTTCAAAAACACATGGGTCGATTGACGGATAAACAATCTTGTTTTGAGTAGCTTTATCAATGTCGTATTCGTATTGAGAATAATCGCCATCTCGAGAAGTGAGATTCTTTATCTTCAAATATGATATACTTTGAACACCATCAATTTTCGCAATTTCAAGTTCCAAACGACTCAAATTGATTGGTTGACTGAATTGCATGTTATCCACCGAAAGATAATTTTTTGCTGTTTCTATACAATTAGCCAAAACATCACGTTTGTTGTAGTTCTTGTAAGCAACAATACCAAATTCTACACCAATATTGATAACAAAACCATCCAATAAGTTGATGCTGTCGGTCAACATTCTGTATTGATTTAAGTAATTTCGCAAATTGTATCTTAGAGCTGAGTTTGTGTTAATCAATCGATTATTACTATCATGGGATAGGAGGTATAGGTTGATAGCGAATGGATTGTTTCCAGATACATCACCCGAAGAATCAAGACTATTTTCTGTCGCTACATAAGCCTTAGCTACAGACCCATACTTAGAAGACATTGAATATGCTCTCACAACATAATCTTCACGAGTCACCGCACGGTTTTGAGAAGAATAATTTGCTAGAGCGTTGTTCTTTATTTCATCATTTGTCTCAGCATCTTTACCACCAACAGCTGGGATTGGGTTATTTACTTTAAGAGAACTTCTGATTACATCAACAATGCGTTTGTCGTTAACACCCAGTTCAGTTAAATCTCCGAAGTATTCTGCTGAAACTACATTCTTGATTGAGTTTGCGTTGACGTTGCTTTGAGCTCCGCCTCCGACGATGTAACGGATAGTCAACGTCGTGTTGCTTGGTGCTTGTCCATACGCTTTCGACTTAAGGAAATTTGCTGGGTCGTATGAGGTTGTGGTATTTTTAAATACCCCAGCCTGAGAAAGAACTTTGTTACTTGGAACAACGAGTTCATCGTCTTGGGAGTTAACTCCGGAACCGAACTCTAAAATTGTTTGGTTATTGGCAGAAACCGAGGTGGTAAATCTTCTGGAAGTTTTTAGAAACTTCATAACGAAAGGAACCGTGTCTCGGTCTATGTAAAATTCGTTGTCGTTCTTAAAAATATTTTCAGAATCAATTGGAACTAAATCTTGAGATAAATAATCAGTCTCATACCATCTGTTTCCGTCAGTATCATAAACATCCATCACTTCTACGATGTTTGTATCTTCGAGATTGATTTGATAAAACGATGTAGGATTTCCGACATCGAATGTCTTAGTTACAATTTTTCCAGCAGAAGCATCAACGGTCTTCTTCAAAATATAAAAATCTGGTTGTCCGTTCGAATTTCTTTGGAATACTGAAATTTCCAATGGATTGTTTTTTGTATCTACCGTGAAATCAACTGGGTCATTGGTAACAAAGTTTACATTACTATCGCTTACAGTTACCATTCCAGCTTTGATAACCTGTGCATACTGCAAATCAGGAGAATACGTTCCGTCAGAATTCAATTTGGATGGAACAAGTTGATACACATCTAAGGATGTGACGGATGGTGTAGTTGCTTTGACTCTATAACCCAAAAATCGAGAAAGAGAAATAATGTTCTTTCTCTCTTCAGCATTTATCAACAAAGATTCTTTAAATTGATAGTCGGTGTAGTATGATAAAATGTCTCCGACGTATGCGGCCATTTCAATGAACATCATGCCCGTGCTTGCCTCATTAAAATCTTTGTATGTGTTTGGGTAGTAGACCTTTGTGAAATCAACTAGGGACTGTTTTAGCTGACCAAAATCTTTACCAAGATACTTGATGTCTTTCTTTCCAGGTTTAAAGGATTTTTGGGTGTCTAAAATCATACTGTTGGTTGATTAATGAAAAAATTAACTGACTGAGGTTGGCTGATACCAAGTCCATTGATAGTGAATATGATTTCAACCCGTGTTCTATAAATATCCTTATCTGCGTCCGTTGATTCGATTTTTATATCATTTATGTTCAATTCTGGCATCCATCTTTGAACATCACGTTTGATAGTGTTTTCAATTACAACCGGCAAATCTTCATTATTAAATTCAAATGGAACGAGGTGTATATCCGATCCATATTCTGGGAATCCACGACGTTCTCCCTTCTTTGTTTGGAGAAAGGTTATTAAATTACATTTGGTTTGTTCAACTATGTCGTAAGTTTGAGAAAAATAACCAGCGTCCCCCCTTTGGATGGGTAAACCAATTCCATAAGGTTGTCTGGTCAAGGCA